GCACGCAGATGTTGCAGCAGCAGAACCATGCGCAGGTGGAAGATAACGTTCTGCTGGTGGGCAACACGATGGAATATTCGGCCATGCAGCAGTTTGGGGGCACCAAGGCCGACTTCCCGCACCTGTGGGGAGATATTCCGGCGCGGCCATTTATCGGGTTGTCGGACGCCGACCGCGAGATGGTGGTCGAGCAGATTACGGATGCGGTCGAGCGGGCAATTTCCAAACGCGGCAGCAAAAAATAGCCGCCTGCCCAAAATCGCCCCTGTGACGCGTTTTGGGCGCGACCCCTGCCTTGGGTAGGGGTTTGGCGTTTGACCCCGTTTATAAACGTTTATAAACGCCTTCTTGCGGCATTCTTGGCGCGGGGTCTGCCTTGCTGTGGTTGCTACCGCGCATTTTCACGCCAAACTGCCTGTTTGGCCTTCTTGTCCCGCATTTTCTTAAACGGCTTTAAGAGACGTGGCTGTTTGCGCCCGCCATCATGCGGGGCATGAAGCAATTACACATATTCCGCCAGGGTTTGCACCGGGACATGTGGGGTCAGACGATTGCCTTTTCGCAATCTGATCTGGCAGCCACCGTGGCCGCCTACAACCCGGCGCTAAGCGAAGCCCCGATTGTGATCGGCCACCCGCATACCGATGATCCGTCGTATGGCTGGGTTGAGGCCCTGCACGCTGGCCCCGATGGCCTGAAGGCAACGACCCGGCAGGTCAATCCGGCGTTTGCCGAACTGGTTGAACGAGGCGCGTACAAAAAGATCAGCGCGTCCTTTTATGCCCCGGATGCACCGAACAATCCCGTCAAGGGCGTGTATTACCTGAAGCACGTCGGCGTTCTGGGCGCGGTTCCCCCAGCGGTGAAGGGCTTGCAGCCGATTTCATTTTCCGAACAGGAGGAAGGCATTGTGGAGTTTTCAGAAAGCGACCTGGCAGAAGGCCAACAACTGGATGCCATCCTGTGGCGCAACTTTCGCGACTGGCTGATTGCACAGTACGGCTTGGAGGCGGCAGATAAAGTCGTGCAGACGTGGCATCTGGACGCCTTGAATGCCCGCGCCCGCGATGCGGCGAGCGACGCGCCCGCCAATGACGCGGCCATTGAAGCGCTCAAGGATGAGACCGAGGCGAAGGCCGAAGAGCAAACCCCCCAAGCGGACACGGCGGCGTTTGCAGAACGCCCTGCTGATTCTGAAGCGGCGCAGCTACGCGCCGAGCTTGCCCGCCTGAAAGCCCAGCAACACGCCCAGGCGCAGCGTGCCACGCACGCGGCCAATGTGGCCTTTGCCGAGGGGCTGGTTGCCAAAGGGATGAAGCCCGTGCACGTCGATGCGGTGGTCGCCGCGCTGGACGTGGCCGCTGGCGACAGTGTGGCCTTCGCTGAGGGGCAATCACCGCTGGCTGACAGTTTGAAAACCCTGTTTGAAGGTTTGGCGGGCAGCGTGAGTTTTGCCGAGCAAGCGACGGTCAAACGCGCCGCCGACGTACACACCAATCCGCTCCTGGCCGATGCGCTGGCACGCGGCAAACGATCCTGATTTTTTGAAAAGGAGTTGCACAGATGGCAACGATTCATACACCGCCCAAGAAACTGGGGGACGTGTTGTTGGTTGAGGTTCACCCGGCATGGGCGAAGGGACCCGGGACGATCGTGGCGGGCGAGCACGCCATCGGCACGGTGCTGGCCAAAGTATCGGGCAAATACCAGCCGGTGGATTTTGCGGGCAGCGGCGCGGCCAAGAAGGCGGTGGCCGTCTTGGGCTGCGCGGTCAATGCCGCCTCGGATGCGCCGGTCGATGTCGTCATTGAACGTGGCGCGGTGGTGGCCAGCAATGAGCTGGTATGGCCGCAGACGGCCACGGACGTGCAAAAGGCTGCGGCGCTAGATGAGCTGGCTGCGCTTGGCATTGTTGCCCGCGAACAAATTTGATTGGAGCATTCGAGATGAATCTGCAAGATCTGTTTACCGTCACGAGCCTGACGGCGGCCATCAACAAACTGCCTGCGGTGCCGGGCAAGGTGGCGGCGCTCAATCTCTTTGATGAAAAAGGCATCACGACCACGAGCGTGGTGATAGACGAGTATCAGGGGCGCTTGTCGCTGGTGCCCAATACCGCGCGCGATGCCGACCCGCGTCCGGCTGCGGGTGGGAAGCGCACGCGCCGGGTGTTTGAGACCCTGCACCTGCCCTTGAGCCGTGCGTTGCTGCCCGGTCAGTTGCAAAATGTCTCGGCGTTTGGCGGCGAAGGCGATGCGACGACGGCGCAGGCGCAGATCATCAACGATCATTTGTCGGAGATGAAAAATGCGGTCGAAGCCACGCGCGAATGGCAGCGCATCGGTGCCTTGCGCGGGCAGTTGCTCGACGCAGACGGTAGCGTGATCGAGGATTTATATGACGCTTTCGGTGTCACGCAGAAAACCGACACCATTGCCTTCAGCACTGCCACGACTGACGTGCGCGCCGCATGTATCGCGGCCAAGCGCTACGCGGAATCGAAGCTGGGCGGCATGGCGGCGAACGGGTTTACGGCGTTTTGCGGCCCGGACTTCTTTGATGCGCTCACGGGTCACAAGTCGGTCAAGGCTGCCTTTGAGGGCTGGCAAGCGGCGGCTGACCGCAACGCTGGCGACATGCGTAGCGGTTTCACCTTCGGCGGCATCACGTTTATCGAGTACGACACCATCATCAGCGGCCAGCGATTTATTCCGGTCGATGAGGCGCAGGTCTTCCCGATTGCGCCGGGCGCGTACCGGATGTTTAACGCTCCGGCCAATTACAACGAAGCCGTCAATACCCCCGGATTGCCGTTTTACGCCAAGGCTGAAGGGCGGCGGCTGGGCAAAGGCTGGGACGTGGAGGTACAGGCCAATCCGCTGGCGCTGTGCATGGTGCCGGAAGCCTTGGTGCAGTTGAAGGCAGCGTAAGGAAACCGCGCCATGCCTTACCTGACCCGCGCGGCCATCGAAGCGGCGATACCCGCTACGACCTTGGCGTGGCTGACCAACGATGATCCGGCAGCCACCGCGCCTGACGAGGCCGTGCTGGCCACGGCGATTGCCAACGTCGAGGAGCTGGTCGATGGTTACTTGCGCGGGCGCTATGAGCTGCCATTTATTGCGGTGCCCAGCATGGTGCGCGGGCTGGCGGTGAACCTGTTGCGCCATGAACTGTATGTCCGCAGACCCGAGGGCGATGTGCCGGAGCCGGTGAAGGTGGCGTATGCCAATGCCATCAAAGTGCTCGAACAGATACGCGACGGGCGCGTGACCTTGGGGGTTGCCTCGGGCAAGGCTGCGCCTGCGCCCTTGGAGATTCGCGTGAAGTCTCGGCCCCAGCGCTTTGGCGGCGATGAATGGGAGCGGTACTGATGCATGCCATCACGCAGGAGATGCTCGACGCGGTGCTCGCGCACCTGAAGACGCATTTTGGCAAAGCCCTGGCGGTGGAGTTTTTTCCCGATGCGCCGCAGAGTTACCGGCTGAACCATCCGGCAGGCGCGGTGTTGTTGATGTTTGCGGGCAGCCGCTTTGGGCAGTCGCAATCGCTGGATCGCATCGTGCAGCCGCGCGAGATCTCGTTTGCGGTGACGCTGGTGACCAAACGCTTACATGGCGCAAAGGGCGCGGTGCCGGTGCTCGACGCCCTGCGAGCCGCCCTGGTGGGTTTTACGCCGCCGCACTGCCAGATGGGCTTGGCGGCTGCCGGTGAATCGTTTATCGGGCAGGCGGGCGGTTTGTGGCACTACCGGCAGGAATACACGACGCAGGGCATGCAGGTGGAAGTATTGCCTGAGGCGGTCGGTTTGCCGTTGGAAGGTGTGGGTTTTGGAGAGGAAGAATCATGACATTGCAGACTTACCGCTACAGCGGCCCGGTCTCGGGCGCGGCGATTAATCACAACGGGAAAGTGTTGGATGTGCGGCTGCACCCCAACAAAACGGTGCAATTGCCCGAGGCGCACGAATACACGCAAACGCTCTTGGGGCTGGGGTATTTGACGCAGGCTAGCGTGCCCGTGCCGCCTGAACTTGAGACGCCGCGCGGCAAGAAAGGGCAGACGCCATGACGGACAAGGCATGGATTGAGCGCCAGCAGGTGATCCGGCGTGACATGTTGGCGGGTTTGTGCGCTTTGCGTCGCCATGGCGAATGCAGTTTTGTTCGCAACTTGACGCACGCAATGGGATATGACCCGCGAGAAGCACAGTTTGCACTGGACTACCTGGTCGAGGCGCAGTGCATCAAGGTGACGGGCAACAAATGCCGAATCACCGCCAAAGGGATCGACCGCTATGAAGAGGACTTACTGTAATGGCAGCCAACTATCTACACGGCATTGAGACCATCGAGGTCGAACGCGGCCCGCGCGCGGTGCGCGTGGTCAAAAGCGCGGTCATTGCGGTAGTCGGTACCGCGCCGACGGGACCAGTGAACGAACTGACGCTATCGTTGAGCGTGCGCGATGATGCCGCCTTTGGTCCCGACATGCCCGGCTTTGGCATTCCCGAAGCCTTGGAGGGTATCCACGCTTTCGGGGCGGGGACGGTGCTGGTGGTCAACGTGCTGAACCCTTCCGTTCATAAGGATACGGTGACGGGCGAGACGGCGACGTTTGGCGTGAACGACCGGTTGCAACTGGACAATCCGGCGATTCAAACGCTCACGCTCAAGGCGACTACGGGCAATACCACGTATGTGGCCGGTACCGATTACGAGCTGGACGCGGTGCGCGGCAGGATTATCCGGATTGCCACGGGCGCAATCCCCGCGCAAGCGGGCGTCAAAGCCGATTACGATTACGCGGACCCGTCCAAGGTGACGCCAGCCGACATCATCGGTGGCATCAACGCGCTGGGGCAGCGTCGCGGCTTAAAACTCCTGGCCGATGCCTATAACCTCTTTGGCTTCTTCCCGAAGATACTGCTGGCACCAGGGTTTTCGACCAACAATGCAAGCCATCGCGTACATTGACGCGCCCATCGGCACCACGCCCGCGCAGGCGCTGGCCGGACGGGGTCCTGCGGGCAGCATCAATTTTGCGACATCCAGCGAGCGCGCCCGGCTGTGCTACCCGCACGTGCAGGTCTACGACGCAGCCACGGACGCCATCAAACTGCAACCCCTGTCCATCCGCGCGGCGGGTCTGCGCGCGCGCATCGACGATGAGCGCGGCTACTGGTGGAGTTCGTCGAATAACGAATTAATCGGCGTGCTCGGCTTGGAGCGCAACCTCACCGCGCGGGTGGATGACGCGTATTCGGAAGTCAATCTGCTCAACGAAGCGGGCATCACGACGGTATTCAACAGCTTCGGCTCCGGTCTACGGCTGTGGGGCAACCGCACGGCGGCGTGGCCCACGGTCACGCACATGAAGAATTTCGAGAACGTGCGCCGCACCAAGGACATTGTCGATGAATCGATCCGCTATTCATCACTGCAATTTGTGGACAGGCCGATTACCGACGCGCTGATTGAATCCATCGTCGAGACGGTGAACATGTTTTTGCGAAAACTCATCGGCGACGGCGCGTTGGTGGGCGGCGAATGCTGGTACGACCCGGCAAGAAATCCGCAGACGCAAATCGAACTCGGGCAGTTGTTGTTCAACTACAAGCTGACCCCGCCGCCGCCCATGGAGCGCGGCACGTTTGAGACCGAAATCACGGGCGAATATCTCGCCAACCTGGGTGCGGGAGACTGACATGAGCGGCACGAATTTACACCTGATTACCAACGCGGCGGTGTACCTGGACGGCAACAACTACGTGGGGCGTTGCGAGGAGGTAGACCTGGGTAGTGTGAAGGCCACGATGGAGGATTTTCAGGGGCTGGGCATGGTTGCGGCTATTGAGTTGCCCACGGGTTTGGACAAGGTCGAAGGCAAAATCATCTGGGGCAGTCACTACGAGGATGCGGCGCGCGCGTGCGCGGTGCCGTTCAAATCCGTGCAGTTGCAACTGCGCTCGCAGATCGACGCGTGGAATGCGCAGGGCCGCGCCGAGCAGGTGCCGCTGGTGACACTGATGACGGTGCTCTTCAAAGAGTACCCGCTGGGCAGTTTCAAGCCGCGAGAAAAAGTCACGTTCGAGACACCGTTCTCGGCCACCTACGTGCAGCAAAAGGTCAATGGGCGCGAGGTATTCAAGCTTGATTGCATGAGCAACATTTATAGCGTCAACGGCCAGGATCAACTGACCACGTACCGGCGCAATTTGGGCATCTCCTGATTTTTGAAAGAGGTTTACAGAAATGAAAGAAAACACTGCATCGTTCGATGGCGATGACTTGCCGCTACCCGAGCTGGAGCTGCTGCACCCCATCAAACTGGCCACGGGCGAAGTCTTGAAGACCGTCACCATCCACACCTTGCGCCGCAAGGATTTAACGGCAGCGCAACGCCACGGCTGACCGGCCTGACCGTGGAAGACCTGGGGGAGCTGCACATTGCCGATGCCAGGCGTGTAGCCGAGCGATTTCAAAGCATGTTGGGCGAAGGCCGCGACGCTTGAAAGCTGGGATGCGGCGCTGCTTTTGGTGCTGGGCATGCAGCCGTCCGAGATAGCCCGGCTAGCCATGGAGGATTACTGGCGCTGGTGCGAGGTGGCCAGCGAAGAAAACGACCGACGCAAGCGGGCAATGAAGGGATAACCGGCAAAGGCTGAACCACCGTGGCAGACAAAAACATCAAAGTCGGTTTGCAGCTGGGCGTGCTGGGCACGGGCAAGCTTAAAAGCGCTTTTGGTCAGACGCGCCGCGAGGTGGAAAACCTCAAGGGCTCCACCGACCGGCTGGGGCGTGCGAACCGCGCGGCGGCCGATTCCACGGTCTCGTTTGCCACGCGAGGCAGGCTTGCGCTGGCCAAGTTGCGCGGGGGTTATGAAAGCATCACGCACAGTCTGGGGGGCTTGCGCATGGCGGCGATGGCCGCCGCCGCCGTGCCCGTCGCCATGGGCGTGGGCAAGGCGCTATCGCTACAAGACTTATCGGTAGACCTTGCCATGACGGCGGGGCTGGATGCGGCGTTTGAAAAGGATTTTGCGAACCTCATCGCCTCGGCATCGCTCAGTGGCAACCAGACGCAGGATGAGACGGGTGCGGGGGCCAAGCTGCTGGTCGATGGCGGCGTGCGGGATTTGCAAGCCTTGGGCGACTACCTGCCGACCCTGACACAGGCCACGACCGCCACGCGCGCAAGCATGCAGAGCCTGGCCAATGTGGCGCTGGCCACGCGTGACAACCTGGGGCTGGGTGCCGACGGGTTCGAGAGCAGCCTGAACATGATGGTGTTTGCTGCGGGCAAAGGAAAGATGGGCGTGCAGGCCATGGCCGATGCCCTGCCGCAATTGAGCTTGCGCATGAAAGTCGCGCGCCTGGGCGCGAACACGGACGATGAGGCGGCGGCCAATCTGAATAAGTTTATGGAGCGGATTTTCTCGAAGGAAACAATCGGGCGTTTTGAGTCCCAGGGGGTACTGCTGAAAAACAGCATCAACAACCTGACGGCCAAGGGCTTCACGCCGCTTGAGGCCATGATCGATACCGTCACCAATTATGTCGCCTCGCATGGCGGCGAGGCGTTGAAGGAGTTTAATGCGGCCTTGGCAATGGAAAAAGGCGAGAAGCAGGACGCCGCATTTTCAGCGTTGAGCAGCCGCTATGCCCTGAGCGATCTGTTTACCGACGAAGGCGTGAAAAATTTCATGGTCGCGGCGATGCAGAACCGCGACATGTTGCGGGACATGAAAGCCGATCTTGGCGAAGCCGCAGAGCAGGATTTATTGAGTGCGGAATTCATCAGGCGCATGGGCAGCACAAAGGAACAGATGAAAGGTCTGGGGATAGCGCTATCCAACG